CGCTGCATTGGCAGATTTTTCAATGTAGTTTGGCGTGCACCTTTATGCACCCAATTAACCTCTAACGTTTCACCTCGCTCAGGCACCAGGGCTTTCTGGGTTTGAATCTGGCGTCAACTCGCCCCTCTGGATTAGGTTCCACAGGTGACCCGGAGATTTTAGAATAGGCCATTTATCTCCGCCACTACTCTTCCGAACAACCGAGCAGGCACGATCTGGTAGGCAAACACCAGCTGCTGTGTATCGTACAGTCAACGCCTATGAGGATAGTAGGGACCGGCGATGGTCGTCGTATGCTTCCCGATGCATTTACCAGGCATCTACCACTCATCCTGAACAGTGGTTGGCAGGGAGACTGGGGCCGGGAGTGCGTCATACTCCAGTCGCTTTCTGCGACTCCTTGCGGTTTGTTGTGCGCCTATTAGACTGAGCTGTCCGAGACATCAATAAGCATGTCTACGGTACATCCGACTCCGAACACTCCTCCGGTTGTGGCAAACTCAATCACACAGGTGGCAGGGGATGATGCTACACAACGATATATAGCTTGAAATATCATTGTTGTTGCAAAATAGCCAGCACTGGTTGCTACTGAATTTGTACCGTTGGAATATTGTGGTGTTGAATAGAAGGCTAGGTTGGTGGTTGTCGTTACAGCGGGTACTGTGGCTGATACTGCGACAGGCCACAACCACACCACGGTTACTGTGTATTCATTACCGGGTTGTCCTTGGAAGGTGAAACCATTAGTGTAGCTGGTGGTTGTCAACGATCCGCGGGCCAGGGTGAAAGTGGCTCCTAGGGGATTGGAAGTTGACGCTGCACTTCTTTGAATGTGGGCACCGATAGCTGTTCCGAATACGTCTTTTGGAAGAATTGGTTTGGAAAATTCGACCACATAGCTAACCCACAACTCTCCCAAGAGTTGGTTGGGGTTGCCTTGTGTGGCTACTTGAAAATTTCCCAGATCATAATTCTTATAGTCCTGTCCAGAAGGTAAGGACCCGGATCGAACATATTTGGTTGGCATGACGGTTTGTTGGAATTCACATTCAATTCCATGAATTAGATTCATGGTAGGTTTGACCGCAACCGAATACTCAGCGTTTTCCATTTCCTGCTTGGTATCAAAGATGGGGGCGTCAGCGTTATAATTGGTGCTGAGCACTATGACTCCTGGGGATCCTGAAGTCACAAAATCAGTGATGAGGGAACGGAACTCAAAGATACAACCTAAGAACCGGTATTCCTGGAAGCCCTGGGCTATATTAGCCAGCCAAGGGAAGGTGGATGAGACACCTGGATTTAGGGCGAAAGGCTGTACGGTGAAAGCCGTGGTGCCTGTGATATCTCTCAGATATTCTCGATGAGAAATAACACTGGTGTTCTTGTTGGTCGTGAATTTGGGAATTTGTGCACCATTGGTGAGTACGTTGTTGGAAGGTTGGGGTCCAACCATGGTGTAGTCACCAGAACCGAAAATTGAGCCGATTCCAGAACCAAGCCACTTTCCGACATTTCTGCCTATTTGTGGCGCATTGAACATGGTTCCGATAGCGTTTCCTATAATTCCACCAGTGTCAGCAAATGGGGTCTGTTTGCGCGCACGGGGTTTGGGTTTGTTATTTCTAACTTGTTTAGTCTTTTGGTTTCTCATTTGTATTGGATACCCTATGAGATCGGGGACTATACATCTCTACCTAAACGGTGGGGCCGCCGTGTAGTCTCTTGGCATTCTGGTTAGCACTGAAATGACAGTTTTGGGGCATTACAGGTAGAAACCCAATGGAGTCTTATTTTAAATAGGCAACTCCAGGTATTCAAGAACCTGGGAGTAAGCACTACTTATTTCGAGATTGCGAAAGACTTCCTCCATCGCCAATTGACAATCTGGATCGATGCCAAAAGCTAGATAAAATGAGTATCTAGTCTCGGCTGAAGGCGTCTTGTATGTCAATTCCATACCTTCAGCTAGCATGTTCCGTCGTGCAAAGTCACTATCCTGCAGTGGCCGAGCGTTGCGAGAGGCGACAACGTACGACTTGTAGAAATCTTGGACTACAGGGATTCCACCACACATGGATAGGCCACCGACACCTACGGCAGCCATCCATCTCTCTGCAATTTTGGGTGTGAACAAATCGCGGAGGGAAATGGAATCCTTGGATAAAATTTGAACCGGGTGTCTGACCATCATATAATGTGGACCGATGTAGACTGGATTTGATGAGCAAAATTGGATCTTTTCGATTTCATAAACAGGTTCTTCAACTGTCATGTTGAATCCCATGTTTAAGAACCATTGATCGAGGGTTTCGCTGAAGCGTTGCAAATCCTTCCGGGATAGAAAAACAACGCAATCATCTCCATCATTCACTAATTTTATCTGCACATTTATTTGTTTGGCGTAACAATATACCATCGACGACATGATAAGACAGTTTCCCAGACTAGTGTTAATATCACCAGACATGCGACATCCATTCGTTTTATACCGAATGTGTCCATCTGGCAGGTTGATAAAACACTTATTTCTGAGTTGGTGTTTTAGCAGTTTCCTGAGCTTTGGGGAATGGTAGAACAAGTCATATATCTTGTGCTCCCACTTTAAGGCATCAGTACTTACATGCTGGTCAAATCTGCTCGCGTCGAGTCCCAAGGCACAAGGATCAGCAAATGAGTTAAAATGTGAGACGATAACTTTTGCGCGATCTATCTGGTTGAGACCCTTCATAATGGTTCTTGCTCCAAACAAGGAATCAATGCTCTCATAAATTTTATGCTCGATAGGCTTGAGATACCTACCAACACACACATTGTATCTAGGACTACGAGGTTGAATAATCCTTGGAACCGGAGTTTTCTCAGATCCGAATTGGTACTTTTCACATTTTGTGAAAGCTTGAATGTACGCGTCTTTGGCTTGGAACGGGGTCTGTTCCAAAGACCTAACAGCTCTAAGATACACTTTCTGTTTCGGAGCCTGGTATGACAGGGCGAAAGCCTCTGCCTCCATCGGGGTGCAAAACGGAGCATGTTTCTTAAAGTATTGGGTCACGGGAGCCAACGTCGTTGAGAAAGTTGAGCCTCTGGGCCGTGGTGGTGAGACGAATTTTCCGTCTTTCTTGACGTAAAATACACGTTCCTTCACCGCCTGTTCGGCACAATGCAATGTGTTGTTATAAACAGCGAATTTTCTATCGATTGAGCTTTTCGATATCAAATAAGTTTTTCGCTGCTTGGCGGATGCACCCAATAATCTTGTTACCGAAAGGGCGGGATGGTCTGGGGCTGTACTTTGGGTACAATCCATCCCCGGTAAGATTATTGGGCCTCCTCATCCGGTACGGAACCCTAGGGGCTCGACGTAACGGGGTATTATCCAGTCATACCAATGATAGAACACACGTCGTGGGGCTACGAGTTGTTCTCTGGCATTCGCGACCTCGGGACTGATGGAGAATAAGGCTGCTTCAATCTGATACTTATCAGGGGTGAAGGCCATCTCCACAGCTAGATCGATACTAGCGCGGATATGAGCTGGGCGTAGACCATGGTTTACCATGCGGTCGTAGATAAATCGACGAACTACCATCCGGTTACTCTGACTTCGTTCAGCAAGAAGGAACCTATTCTTCGCTTCCTGACTGAGTGTTATCACTAGTAGTTCTCTACGCGTTCGTACTGAATTGGATACTGAATTCGGTACTACCTGGGGGGTATCCTGTGGGTCCAGGTCTCCACGATCTGGCATTCTGTTGGTTGTCACAGAATGGGTGGAAACAGATTGAACATCCCAATCACCAATTAATGGTTGTGGATCATCGAAAGGTTCATCTTCGGGTGGTGGATACAACTCCTCAAGGGTTGCATCATAGTCATTTTGGGTCAGACTAGGATACAAGGCCAAAATTTCCGCTGGGATCATTTTCTTCCTCGACAAAAGGTGACGAATATAGATATAGATAGCAGAAATTAGGGCAGCTCCAGAGAGGAGAAAGCCTGGTTGGTTAGTGATCAGGGTCAACCACTTCGACCGGTTACGGGCGCCCGGTCGCATATAGAACAGCGTTAAAAAA